AGGCGGCATCTCTCCCTAGGCTTTTTCCACAGGAGGTGTGCACGCATGGCTGCTCGCAAGACGTTGCGCGCGGTCTCCCCGGACGAGCGTGCGCAGAAGCCAAAGACCGTGGTCGAGGCGGCTGCTTGCGGGTCTACGCGCGAGCTCTTGGCCGCGATGCGCGAGCGCGTGGCGACTGCGGTGGAAGATCCCAACTGCCCCCCTCGTGACCTCGCGGCACTGACGCGCAGGCTCCACGAGATCGTCCGCGACATCGAGGCGATCGACACGCGGGCCGAGGATGAGGCCACGCGCACAGCGGTGACAGATGCCCCGTTCGACGCTTCCGCTATCTGAGGTCGCTCGGCACATTGTGATCCCCGAGGGGATCGTGACGACCGCATGGCCTCGCGTGGTCGACCAGTGCCGGAAGATGGACGTCGAGTTCGACGGCTGGCAGCATGGCGTTGGGTACATCGCACTGGGAAAGCGCGCAAACGGAAAGTATGCCGCCACCATCGGCGGCATCGTCCTCAGCATCCCGCGACAGGTTGGCAAGACGTTCCTGGTGGGGATGATCCTGATCGCTCTGTGCATCATCTTCCCTGGGTTCACCGTCCTGTGGACTGCGCATCGCACCAAGACCGCGACTAAGGCGTTCGGGTCGTTCCAGGGCATGGTGCGCCGTAAGAAGGTGTGGCCCCACGTCCTCGCGGTCCGCACAGCGAACGGCGAGCAGGAGATCC